AAATCCAAGTGAAACAATCGCCAAAGCAACGGTGGCAATAAAGCAAGCGGCAAAAGAGGGTGACGAGATTACAAAATTAAAAAATAATGCCATGTTTGCGGCAGTTGAACAACAAGGCATTTTTGAGAAATACGACAAGCAAGCGGAAGAACAACGTTTAATTCGAGATAATGAATTTGTTAGTTTACCAAAACGAACCGAAGCCAATAGAAAATTAGCCGGTATATTAGCGATGCAAAAAACAGAAATGTTGGCGCAGGCAGATTTGCAAATTAAATACGCAGAGGCAGAGGCTAAAAATAGTAATAATCAATATGAAGACGATTTAAAATTAAGAGAGGCCAAAGTGAATCGTTTGGGAATTGAAGCCCAATTACAAGGATTTATCACGGAGCAAAGTCAAGCGGAGGCAGGTTTGCAACGTGAAAGACTTACTTTTTTAAATTCAGAACAAAGATTTATTAATGAAAATTTTGCGGCAGAGGAGCAAGCGCAAGCCGCATTAATTAAAAATGATAAATTAAGGCTTGAGACAGAAATTAGAAATTTAGAATACATTCAAGACCGCGAAGGCGAGTATTTGGAGAAAATTAAAAATCAAGAATTTGCAAACACACAAGCGCGTTTAGACGCGGAAGACGCGTTTACAAAAAAAATGATTGAGGTCAAATTGCAATTAAAAGCAAAGGAGGACGAATTGATGACTTACAATTATCAAAGAGACCAAGAATTACGTCAAAATGTTATAAATAACGAATTAGAGGCATTTTCGACGCGATTATTTGCATTGCAAAAATTCAACGAAGAAGCGCAAGCGTCAACACAAATAAGCGAAGACGAAAAACGTAGAATTCAATTAGAAACTTTCCAACAAGAAAGGGTTTTACAAAACCAAAGATTGGCAATGATTTCGAATACGATGGGAAATATTTCATCATTGTTTGACGCGGCATCAACCGAGGGAAAGGCATTTGCGGTCGCACAAGCGTTGATAAATACCTATCAAGGTATCACGGCAGAATTGGCAACAAAGACGGCAACACCGTTTGAATTTGGCCTTAAATTGGCAAACGTAGCGGTGACGGCGGCAATGGGTTTCAAAGCGGTTAAAGACATCATTAGCGTTCAACCTTCGTCAAGCGGGGGCGGAATGGAAATGTCCGGACCGAGTGGAGGCGCGGCCCCACAATTTAACGTTGTTGGCACAAGCGGAATAAACCAAATTGCGCAAACAATAAACGCAAAAGACAACCAACCGATTAAGGCATTTGTAGTAGCAAGCGAAGTGACTAGCCAACAAAGTTTGGACCGCAATAAGGTTTCGTCAGCGTCACTAGGGTAATGAATTTACAACAAAAAACAAAAATAACGTTTATAGGATATGAGAATTGTTGAATTAGTATTGGACAACGAAAACGACGGAATCGAGGCGATTAGTCTTGTGGACCGTCCGGCCATTGAAAGCAATTTTATTGCATTGGCAAAAGAAGTCGAAATTAAATTTTCAGAGGTTGACGGAAAGCGCGGAATCCTTATGGGTCCGGCATTAATTCCCAACAAAAACATTTACCGTAAATTTGGAAAGGACGAGTTTTACGTTTATTTCTCAAAAGAAACGGTCCGTAAGGCATCCGAATTGTACTTGATGAACGGGAACCAAGGGAACGCAACGTTGCAACACAAGAACAAAATTGACGGCATCACATTGGTTGAATCTTGGATTATTGACGACCCTAAAATGGACAAGTCGGTGAAGTACGGATTTAGCGAAAACGAAGGAACATGGATGGTTTCTTTGAAGGTTGACAATGACGACATAAAATCAAAAATCATTTCGGGCGAAGTTAAAGGGTTTTCAATTGAAGGTTATTTTACTGACAAAATTGAAATGGGTTTGCAGGACATTAGCGACGAACAATTAGTTGAAGAAATTTTAAACATTTTAGAAGATGGCGAAGAATAAAAATAGTTCACCCGTAGGTGGTAAGCGCGCGTGTCTTTGCAAGGACGGAACGTATAGTTCCGAGTGTTGCCAAGGCGAATTGATTAATCAAGGAATTGGGTCGTTAGAGGGCCAAGAGGTTAGAACGGTAATAAATACAAGCACATCAAGAACAATCGTAAACACGTCGAATTAATATTTGACCAATTGAACAAGGTTGAATTGAAGTCACAAAAAATCGAACTTGGTTTGTACGATGATTTGAAAATAAGTTTAAATTCTTTACAAAACCAAATATTTATTGACAAGGATGTTTACAATAAAAGCCTAAAAATAAGTTCAAATTTAGAATTGTTAAAAAAAGAGGCTAAGGAAAGATTTGATAATAATGAATCAATTATTCAATCGTCATTTAAAAAAATACAATTAGCCGAAAAGGATATGGCGAAAGCCGAAAGAATTGCCAAAGAATTAGGCGTAGAAGTAAACACATTCCCGAATTATAAAGAATTAGTTTCGGCAAGAATTGAGGCACAAGACAATATTAAAAAATTGTCATCTGTATCAATGCAATTGAAATCATTAATTTAATAAGTAAGCAATGAAATATAAAAACAAAAAAAACCAAGTAAAGGCCCTTTTGGGTTACCAAGTTAATTTGGCACAAATGAAACTTGAAGACGGTATTACCGTAATCGAAGCGGAACAATTCGAGCCGGAATATTCGGTTGGAATCGTAACGGCTGACGGCCTTGTGGCTATGCCGGTAGGTGAATACGTTTTGGAAGACGGCAAGATTTTAGTCGTTGAAGTAGAAGGTATCATTAAAGAAGTAAAAGAAGCGGAGGCAGAAGCCGAAGTTGAAGTGGAGGTTGAGGCATCACCGGAAGAAGTTGTTGCACCTGAAATGGAGGCAGAGCCGGTAGCACCCGCACCACAAGCAAAAAGAATTGTTGAATCAGTATCGAAAGAAACATTCTTTGAAGAAATCGAAAAGATTCGCGCTGAATTTTCGTCTCAAATCGAAGCATTGAAAGCGGTGAAAGTAGAATTAGAAGCGGCAAAATTAGAATTAGAAGAAATGCCGGCGGCAGAGCCAATCGCGTACAATCCGGAAGCGGAATCAAAAAGCGCAATGATGAACTTTGCACAAAATCGTCCTGAAAGTATTCAAGACAAAGTATTCCAAAGAATGTTTAAATAATTAAAAAAAACTAAATTAAAGAAAAATGCCAACTACAACATCAATTACCACATCTTACGCGGGTGAATATGCAGGGAAAATCATTTCCGCAGCGTTATTATCCGCGCCAACACTTGACAAAGGCGGTGTAGAGATTATCCCTAACATTGCATTTAAGCAAGTAATGAAGCGTATCAACACGGATGACATCTTAAAAAATGGAACATGTGATTTTACGGCTACGTCTACAATCACTTTGGACGAGAAAGTTTTACAACCGGAAGAATTCCAAGTTAACTTGCAATTATGCAAGCGTGATTTCCAATCAGATTGGCAAGCAATCGAAATGGGATACTCTGCATTCAAATCAGTTCCTAAATCTTTTTCTGATTATTTAATCGGTTATTTATCTGCAAAGGTTGCGGCTAAAATGGAAACAAACATTTGGTCAGGTGTTAACGCAAACGCAGGTGAATTCGACGGTTTTGCTACATTGTTAGCGGCTGACGCATCTTTGCCGGCGGCTCAAGAGGTTGCAGGTACTACGGTAACGGCATCAAACGTGATTGCAGAATTAGGCAAATTGGTTGACGCAATTCCGGCGGCACTTTACACAAAAGAAGACTTACACCTTTACGTTTCTCAAAACATCGCTCGCGCTTACGTTCGTGCGTTAGGTGGTTTCGGTGCATCAGGTTTAGGCGCAAACGGTACAGAGGGACAAGGAACACAATGGTATTCAAACGGCGCATTGTCATTTGACGGTATCAAAATCTTTGTTGCTGACGGTTTAGCATCAAACAAAGCAATCGCGGCACAAAAATCTAACTTATTCTTTGGAACGTCTTTATTAAGCGACAAGCAAGAAGTTAAATTAATCGACTTGGCAGACATCGACGGTTCACAAAATTTCCGTTATGTAATGCGTATGTTCGGAGGTGTTCAATACGGTTTCGCAGGTGATATCGCGACTTACGGTATTACAAATTCAGCAAACTAATTTTCAAAGCCCCCATCAAATCGGTGGGGGTTTATTTCAAAATTTTAAATTTAAAACACTATGGCTTGCGATATTTCATTGGGCAGATTAGAACCATGTAAGACGAGCAACGGGGGTTTAAAAGCAGTTTATTTTGTAAATAACGGTGATGCGACCGGAGTGACTTATGATGTCACAGATACGGACGCAATTACGGCAGTTGCAGGAACCCCGACGGCTTACAAGTATGATTTGAAAGGAACGTCATCGTTCACCCAAACAATCACATCGTCCCGCGAAAATGGGACAACATTCTTTGACCAAACGCTTGCGTTAACGTTGAAGAAATTGACAATTAAGGACCACAAGCAAATCAAATTGTTGTCTTATGGCCGTCCACAAGTTGTCGTTGAAGACAATAATGGAAATTTATTCTATTGCGGTTTAGTTCACGGAATGGATGTGTCAGGTGGCACAATCGTAACGGGTGCGGCATTAGGTGACCTTTCGGGATACACTTTAGAGTTGAAAGGTCAAGAGCCGGTACCGGCAAACTTTATCATTTCATCTTTGACAACGGCCGGATTTACGGTAGTGACCGGAGTTTAATCAAAAGTTTGATATTGATACGAAATGGGGGCAGATGTCCCCTTTTTCGTTTTACAACAAAAACGGTCATTTGGTGTTTATGTAATATGATTATTCTCAAAGAATCGACATCCTTACAAGAGATTAAATTTGTTCCGGCACGTTTGGACCAAGCCAATTGGTGTTTTGTGAAAAACGAGACAACGGGCGAAGAAGTAAGTTTCCAAATTAATTGCAAAAAGGAAGGTATTTTTGCAAAGTTTAAAAATGTATTCGCATTAAAAGAGGGTCATTTTTATACGATTGAAATTAAGTTTTACGGAGTGATTAACAATAAAAGAGGCTATCATTTGGTAAATAGAATGAAAGCATTTTGCACAAACCAAGTGATTAAAGACTATTCGGTTAATAAAGACGAATACGTTAGTAAAGACACAAACATAATTTTCTATGAATAAGAAGAAAGCACAATCAAACGTGCATTTAATTCAGTTAGAATCCTATAAAGCCCCGACGACGGTTGAATCAAATCGTGAGGATTGGGTTCAATTTGGTGAAGACAATAATTTTTTCAAATACCTAATTGACCGTTTCAATAATTCAACAACGAACAATTCGGTTATTAATAACATTTCTAAATTAATTTACGGACGTGGTATTGATGCAACGGATTCAAATAAGAAGCCGAACGAATACGCACAAATGAAAATGTTGTTTCGTAACGACATTGTAAAAAAGCAAGTTTTAGATTTAAAATTATTGGGACAATGTGTGTTTCAGGTAATTTACGACAAATCAAAGAAAAGCATTGTTAGGGTTGAACATTCCCCAATTCAATTGTGGAGACCGAAGAAATGCAACGAAAAGGGAGAAATTGAAGGTTATTATTATTCGGACAATTGGGAAGACCCAAAGAAATTCACACCTAAATTTTATCCGGCATTTGGAATGGGTGGGTCCGCACCTTTGGAAATTTTATGGGTAGGAAATTACACGGTCGGTCAAAAATATTTCTCAAATGTTGATTATATCGGGGCGGTTCCTTATGCAAAATTAGAAGAAGAAATTGCGGATTATTTAATCAATGACGTTCAAAACGGATTTAGCCCGACAACGGTTGTCAATTTTAACAACGGGGTTCCTGACGAAGAAGAACAACAAATCACGGCGAGCAAAGTAAAGGGCCAATTAACGGGGTCGCATGGCAAGAAGGTTGTTGTTTCGTTTAATTCTGACGAGACTAAAAAGACGACGATTGACACGGTACCTTTAAATGATGCGCCAAAACATTACGAATATTTAGCGGACGAGTCACGAAGCAAAATTTTATTAGGTCACGGGGTGGTAAGTGGTTTACAATTCGGAATTCCAAGTTCAAACGGATTCAGTTCAAACGCTGACGAATTAAAGAACGCGATTATCTTATTTGATAACATGGTAATTCGTCCATTCCAAGACACATACTTGGACGCAGTTGACAAAATATTGGCATTTAATGGAATATCATTACACCTTTATTTTAAGACATTACAACCGTTAGAATTCACCGATTTAAGTAAGCCAATAGGGTCCGAAACGTCAGAGGAAGAAACCGGTGTTAAATTATCGGCGCACATCGACGAAATGGATTTGTCAGA